ATTTTACGGCCGCCGCTGGTGATACGGCGGTGTGTTATACCCAAGGGCATTTTGATGGTCCTATCAAGGCGGGAGATACCGTGAGTTTTACCTCTGAGGTAGCGTTTTTCAAAGACGGTGAATTTACCAAGACACAACCCACAGAGTCAGGAGATGTGTCTCAAGCGGTTGGGGTATTCATTGATGGGGGCGTGCTGCTGACGGGCGGCGTACTCACTGAGTTTGTGACTTAACGACTCGTGATGAGTGAGTTCGAATCGGCTCAGCGTCTTATTCGCCAATCTATCCAACGTTGCTTTGGTCGTCCTATTGTTGTGATGACGCCACAAGGGCAGCCGATTGAAGTGATCGGCTATATCCGACGTCACGAGAAGGGCGTTAATCAAGTGCAATTGCTGGCGACGGATGCTGAGCTTCCTGAAAGCTGTACCTTGCTTTATCGCGATAAACGCTACCGATTGGTGTTCTATGCCGCTGCAAAAAGCCCCCATGCCACCAGTCAGCTCATGAGAGAGTATGTCATGGTATTAGATACCCAAGGGGCGAAGCATGAGTGGTCTGAATTCTAGTCGTTCCAAGTTGCTTTTAGATACTGAGTTTATTCGTCGCTATGAAGCGTTTGAAGAAGAAATTCCGAAGGCGGTACTTCGAGCGGCTTCGCTGACCTCTAGGTGGTTACGAGGGGTATCGATGGCTGAGCTTGGCTACGAGCTGAGTATCGATAACAAAGCGCTGCGTTCACGATTTCGCGTGTACAAAAACGGTCGTGTGTCGAAGTTGTGGATTGGTGTACGTGACATTGGCGTTCACCGACTGGGGAAGCCTGTTCAAAACCGCTTGGGTGTCCGAGTGGGTGAGCATTTCTTTGCCGGCGCGTTTATCTCTCCGATGGACAGCGATCAGCTTTTGGTATGGCGAAGGCGCGGGAAGGCAAGATCAGTTATCGAAAGAGTCGAAATCGACATTGCGGATGATGTGGATTCGATTGTTGAGAACTACTTGCCGGATATTAATCGTAAATTTGAGGCGTTTTTTCATCGTGAATTCAAACACGTTCTTTCGCTCGCCGCGTGAGTGGGTCTTATTGGTGGTCAATCACTTAGAGCAGCGGCTTGCGCTTAGCATCGAGACGGTCTATCGACGCCAAGCCGTTGAGTTGGCCAACACCACCATCAGTTATCACATTGGCGAGGCCGAGCCGGTGAATGAGTACGCCAACGACGGCCGTCACCTGCATGACATTGAATTGAGGTTCTTGGTTGAAGTGCCTATCTCTATGGAGGGTTTCGATTTGGAAGCGTTGGACGCGTCAACGCGTGTTGAACGTGAACTGCTGCATCAGCGATTTGGCACGCCGAGTGATTTGGATGGCGCAATGGTGGTATCGAATTTACCGAGTAAGTTTGATCCACAAAACGGTGTGTTTGCACGAACCGTCACCATGAAGCAGCGCATTCGATTAGGCCCAGTGGAAGAGAGCTGGCATTACATAGACGGAGGCTGTGACCATGCTAGCCAAGCTGATAAAACATGTGAGCGCCTTGGAGAAGAAGGTTCTTGAGTTACATGAAGAGTTAGAAGAGAACAACCGCGCATCAGCCAACCTGATCCGCTTAGGCGTGGTAGTGAAAGCCGAGAGCAACACCGTCGATATTCAGACAGGGGATAATCTGGTAAAGAGGATCCCTTTTTTTGTGTTGGCTGCAGGGCGGGTAAGCCAATATCGTCGTCCTTCCATCAAGGAGCAGTGTTTGCTGATAAACCTAGGCAGCGGTGACAGCTTAAACAATGCGGTCGCGTTAATGGGATTACCGTCGACTCAGTTTCCAAGTCCAACCGTCAAAGAAAACGAAGTGATGACCGATTACGGTAACGGCATGACCGAGCTTTATAACCTCGATGACGGCTCGATGGTTTGCCGTTATCCAGGAGGCGTGAAGATCTATGGCGATACTTGGCAAGATGGCGCTTATCAAGCAACGGGTAACATCACCGACCATACCCGATCGATGCAAGCTGACCGAGAGATTTATAACAAGCACGATCATCCTGGCATTCTTCCAGGTCCTGCGAAAACCAAACCCACGGAGCAACAGCAATGATTGGTATTGATCCCCAAACTGGAAAAACCGTCATTGGCGCGGGTGCATTGCGCTGCCGCTTTTCCAAGGTGCTGACGACAGAAGTGAGTGCTCGAGTAAAACGTCGAGGTGTCGGAAATCGAGCGGTCTCACGTTTGGGAAAGCAGCAGACACCGACTGAAGCCATGATTGTTCAAAATCTCACCTTAGAGGCCTTATCCAGTCCATTAAATGGGCTAACGGATTATCAAGGCATTCAGTGCCAAGCTATCCCTCATTTGAATGGATTTAAAGTGAATGTTTCAGGGACATGGCGTGGTGAACGTCTGCAGTTAAGTGGTGTGCTATGAGTACAAAACCCGAGGCTTTCAGCGAGCCAAACTTTGAAACGCTGCTCAAGGAATACATCGATTTTGCTGTGCAATACTGCGCCAAGCAAGATCCAGATAAAGCCAAACAATTAAGAGAGGCATTTAATAATCAAGGTGAGCTGCTTGCTCAGATTACACAAGCCTTTGTCCTAAAGCGAACCGCTGAAATACGAGAGCAAAATCACCAAGCACTGCAGATGTTTCGTAAGTACGTGACCGATACCGAAATGGTGGATTTACTGGCGTTGCAATACAGCTTAAAACGCCAGGTCATTGAAGCGGGTGATGATACGGTGTTTCCTGCCAAACCTGCGGTCATGGAGTCGAATGAAAGTTTGCTGCAGCGTTTTGATTTAGCGCCTTTCCAATTTCATACCACCGGTACTCGACTTGGGTATCGCTTTCATGCCATGACACTCGAAGAGCGGCCAACCATTACGGTGAGCTCTGAGCAAGACGCGCTTATTATGCGTTACGAGTTTCCTGAAACATCGTTACCGAATCCGATTAAAGATGCGCAAGCAAGAATGCTTGAACCCAACTCTGGGAAAGTGTGTGTGGCGCTATTAAGTCGCACTTCTCCAAACGGTGTTCCCAGTGCTGAGCTGCTTGAGCGAGCAAGACACTACTTAAACCGTGATGATATAGCGCAAGAGTCAGATGAGCTCACGGTCAAAGCAGTAAGCCCTAGACCGTATCAAATTGAAGTGACGTTGTTTACAGGGGCCGATCCCAACAATGAAGTCGACAAAGTGTCGGCGGTCAATGTGGCTTGGCAATTCGCCGAGAAAGCCCAAAGGCTGGGCGGCATCGTTGACCGAGAGGAAGTGGCGCATATCTTTTATGAATTAGGTGCCAAACGCGCCAAGGTCCAAGCTCCTGCTGTGGATGTAGTGTGCGCTTGGGATGAAGCGCCCCATTGTACGGAGGTGATAGTCCATGTCCGATCCGAATGACGTGTTTATCTCGGTTCAGCCTAACAATGCTTCTTTGATTGAAGAGGCGTTGGAATATGCCTGGACTGAACTGATTCAATCTAAATCTAGTCCATATCCCAATCTTAAACAGCCTTTACTGACCGACAAAACTTTTGTGGCGCTACTGGCAGGTGAGCGAGGTGTCCAAGATTGGCAACCAAAAGATACGCTAGAAAGCCAGCGTAAAACGGTGGATAAGGCGTTCGATATTCACCGAAAAGCTGGTACTCGATTTGGCCTATCCATTGCCTTGGACGCGATTGATTGTGATGTGGAAGTGACGCCTTGGCATCAGATGCAACCAAGACACAAGCCATATCACATTGAATGTATTGCACGGCAACGAAACCGACCTATTGATAAGGCGGCGACAACCCGAGTTTTAAGTCGTATTGAGAGTTCGAAATCTGAGCGCGATACGGTGAATTTAATCATGGCGCTTGACGCGGATTCTGGATTTGAATTCTCTGCAGCTAGGCAACAGGGCGTTATGGCCAAAGAGGACCACTGCAGTGGGACCATTAAAGGCTCACCGCAAGTGGAGTATTCCACCTTTTTATCGGGTGTTGGCTATCACCTTACTTGTGTTGATGAATCGGTGACGGGCAAGCTGCCAGGCCGTTCACCAGGCTTTGCCCCTCTATATTGGTGCGCAGCCACCCGCTTAATTTTTTCCACGGATTTTGAATTTGGAGCAGTCGCATGAGTTATGTCGTGCAATACACCGACGCAGGGCTCGCTGAGCTGATTAGCGCTCGTAATCAAGGGATAAAAGGGGCGATTAAATACATTGCGGTTGGCGATCGCAGTTATACGCCCACATCCAACCAAAGATCGTTGAAACATGAGCTTCAACGAGAACTCATTTCTGATTGGGAAGAGCTCAGCCCAACGCAGTTAAGAATGGGGGCGGTATTCAAAGGCGATAAAGAATACGAAGTGCGTGAGGTGGGGTTCTTTTTAGAGTCCGGTACCTTGCTGGCGGTGTATTCGGCCCCGAATACTTTGCTGACTTACAAGTCCAAGAATTCAAGCTGGCTACAGAAGTTCACACTGGACGTGTCACCCCTGCCGAGCAGCAGCGTGACCATCGAAGTCGGCACTGAGAATATCAATTTACTGATGTCGGAAGAGGTACTGACGGCAGCAATTGCGTCAATCTCTTTAGGCACAACACAAATTAAAATTGCTCATCAGCATTTGTTACTGAGTGAGCGATTAAGAACGGAGCTGGGTTAATGGGTATTGAACAAAAGATCACGGATTTACAAAGAACATCTGCAGAGCAGACGGCCGCATCGCAAGCCTTATCTCAAGAAGTTGCAGGGAAGATGGGCGAGATTGATAAGGATATAAAAGAATCCAAAGCCAAAGTGGATGGGTATTTAGCTTCTGCTCGCTCTGAAAATGCGATTTACCGCCAGAGTCGAAATCAGAGCTGTGTATTGACGGAAGGCAGTTTAGATTTCTTTAACAAAAATCCTCTGTTTGACATTAATGTTAGTCTTTACCGCACGATTTACTCCGGTATTGAGTGGGATGACCGAGACAGTGAAGAGCAGGAAATTTTGACTTCCATGGGGATGAAAAATTACAAGCACTTTAAGCCGCGTCAAATAAGAGTGATGAAGCTCGAATGGGAGGGTTTTGTCTCCGGCGAACACAGCTCGTACACGATGTATCCAAGCCCCGTTGGTAATGGCAGTGGGACATTAACGATTGGGAGCTATGCCAAATTGATGTCGGGCTCTATCCGTGGCTCTTGGCTAAATGGTGTTGATGCTGAATGGGGTCTCTGTGGTCACAATAGCCAAGGTAAAAATGGACGATATGTGCATGCCCATCCTGTTGCTGCATCACCCGCAGGTGAAGTGCTTTTCATATGGCCAGCCATCGTGTCGGGTTACATCGCAATTGATCGAGCAGCGCCACGGTGGAGCTTTTGGCCCTGTATTTATGAAGACAGTTCTTATGATGTGGCAGTAGGAGGCTAGGTATGGACATAGACATGATTGATTACACCAATGACTTACTGAGTTTGAAAGACATCAACCAAAGATGTGAAGCTCACATCATTGCGTCTTTTACCTTAGGTAAGCAAATGACTGTGGATCGTATTGGCTCTGAAGAAGAAAAAGCGGCCATGTACGACTTTATCGACCGCTGTCGGAGCTGGGCGAATTCTGAGCATCCAAAAGTCAGCGATTTATATGAACTCAAACCTTAGTCATATTTTATGAATTATTGGGCTCCTTATTTTTCGTAAGGGGCCTTTTTTATTGGAGCATTTCTCTGTGCAGAAACCCAAACCCAAACCGAAAACACTGGAATACCCGATCATCAAAGAGTTTAGACTCAATGGTCGTTGGGTATCACCAAGTGAAAAAACTGTCCACCTAATGCCAGCGCAAACGGCCTTCCTGATCCAAAATGGGAAAATAGGGCCAGCCATTGAAGCTAAGGTGTCGTCTAAATCCACGGAACAAGAGGGCAAGTAATGCTCACCCCAATCCAAGATTTTGAGCTCAATGGTGTTGAAGTTAACACCATTGAGCCTCAACCAAGCATGGGACCCCTTGCACTGCAGGTGGTTCATTTAACCGGTACCGCGCCAAATAAGAGTGCGGGCTTGAGCTATAACGAGCCAACGCGCTTATGGAATTACAGCCATGCGATGTTATCGCTTGATAGCGTTGGAACCAGACAAGGCACATTGCCTAATGTGGTGCGCTACTTACTTGAATACGTCAAATGCATTGTGTATGTCACGATCGTGGAAGCCAATGCAAGCGCATCTGTGACCGAAACCAACATCATTGGCG